TCACCGCCCAGCCAGGCTTGACGGCCTGAACGCGGGCTCCCAGGTTGCCAGGCCGGCCGGCTGGGACGCCCGCGGTATGTGGGCAGCGTCCAGTTGGGACAGCACCTGGGACAGCAAGCGCAGGCCCATGGGCGCCAGTTCCCGGCGCCATAGCTCCTCGGCCGTGTCGCCCGGCCTGATCCAGCACCAGTCCTGCGCCGCGATGTCGCCGGTGTCGGCGCCGTCGTCGAGCCAGTAGGCCGTGCCGCCAGTGACCAAGTCGCGCATGTGCACGGCCCAGTGGATGGCATCACGGCCGCGGTGGCGTGGCAACAGGCTGGGGTGATAGCCCAGGGCACCCAGTCGGGCCCGCTGGCGGGCCGCGGCCGTGACAAAGACATGGGCGTGGGCGCACAGGATCAGGTCAATCCCACCTGGAACCCATGCCGCGTCCAGGCGCCGGTCGGCCTGGCACAGCGGCACGCCGGCGTCCACCGCCAGGGCCGCCAGGCGGTCATCGGTGCGCGGCGCGCTGACGGCCGCGACGTCGTCGCCGCGTTCCAGGCACAGCTTCAGCACCTCGGCACCGAACCACTTCTGGCCAACGATCATGACGCGCATGGGGCCTCCCCGAGATAGCGGAAGCCCTGCACAGCGCGGAAGTGGCCACCGTAGCCTGACCCCGGGGCGTTGAACCCCAACCTGGCGGCCGACTTGGCGATGCTGGCCACGCTGCGCGCTTTGCTCTCGCCCACCAGGTGGGCGGAAACCTGCGTCCAGCGGTCCGAGCGGCGCAGCGCGCTGGCCAGGCCGGGGTGGCTGGTGTGGAACAGCGTCAGCATGGGCTTGGCGTAGCGGTTCTGGCCGAGCCGCCAACGCTCGCAGACCGCGTCAAGGAAGCGCAGGCCGACGCCAGCGCCTTGCCACTCGGGCATGACGACCAGGCGGCAGGCGCGTGCCTCGCGCAGGCCCGCGCGGGTGCTGACGGCCACATGCGCGACGAGCTGCTCGTCCACGGTGGCGACGTAGTTGGTGGCGGCGATCATCCGGGGCAGCTTCAGATAGTGATGCGGCTCAAAGGCTGCCCAATGGCGCCAGTCTGTTTGCCAGACGTCGACGTCGAGGCGCGGTCGGCGCCGAAGCCACCCCCGTGTGAATTGGCCGCTGGCGGTGTCGAACACCCAGTCCGGCTGGATCCAGTCCAGGATGTCGTAATGGCAGCTCAGCAGCACGGCCTGGCCGCCGGTGCGCCGCCAGGCCTTGGCGAAGGCGCCCGCGCCGATCTGCGCGATCTGGCGATCGACCACGCTGCTGAACTCATCGAGCACGGCCCGCTCGGGCGCCTCGGCGATCAGCCGGGCCAGGTTGGCGCGGAACTGCTCGCCGTTGGAAAGCACCGGGAACGGCCGCAGCCAGGTTGGCACGCTACCCAGGCCGACGCTGGACAGCGCCGCCGTCACGGCGTCGAAGCTTCCGCCCGGGGTGATGGCGTCGATCACCGGCGCGTCGGCTGGCCAGGCGGGCGCATAGACCGCCTCGGCGCCCCACAGGGACCGGCCCAGGCTGGTCTTGCCCGAACCGCTGGGGCCGACGATGACGCCGATCTGCCAGGGCGCTGACTCGATGTCGAGCTCGGCCTCGAGGGTGAAGTTCGCGCCGGTCTCGACGTTGAACAGCGACTTGACCCGCGCGGCGCGGTAGCTGCTGAAGTCGTCGCAGCGGTGATGGATGGCGAGCTTCATACGCACACCACCTTGGGCGTCAGGCCCATCTTCACCAAACGGCCGTAGAGGCGCTGCTGGTGCGCCTCGTCCTGGCAGGTCACCACCAGGCCAAACTGCTGGCGGTACTTGAAGCCATTCTCACCGGGCCGCGGGGCCGGTTTCTGGCGCGGGGAAACGGGGGTCTTGCCCATGGGTCGTCCTCTTTTCAGGCTGAGACGCTCCAGGGCGTTCTGGTTCGGGGCTCGGGGCCCTCAGGTGGTTCATCGTCCCGCAGCGCGGGCACTTGATGATCAAACGACTGAACAGTCCGGTGCCGAGCTTGCGCGAACAGGCACCACAGCGAATATCTTCCATATGCAAGCCAGTTTTCCCAGGTGAAACATCTGTTAGGCTTGACGCGCTCTCGCGAGAGTGGCGGGTCTTGCCGGCTTGCAGGCACGTTCTGCATGTTGGGGCTTGTGTCCGGTGTTAGCGCACCGGCGCAGGTCGCCCGTCTTTTATTACCTCTACACGTCGATCAGCACCACCGGCAATACCGGCGCCGCCCCCTCGATCGCGCCGTCGCGCACAAAAAACCGTTGTCCCACCGTGGCCTCGCCGCGCGCTTGCAGCGTTCCGCCGCCGGGCAGCTCGACGGTGGCGACGCCGCCGATGACGGCGCTGACGGTGCCGACCTGCAGCGGCGCGGCGGGGAACAGACGCTGGAATTCGCGGTACAGGTTAGACATCGTGTGTCTCCAGAGTGAGCGCCTGACGCAGCTTGGGGCGGCCCCACTCGACGCTGGTGGAGCGCACCAGGCCGAGCACGCTGTCGGCGCCGTCCGTGTGGCGCAGGAAGAGGCCAGGCAGGATCAGGCCGGTCTCGGGCAGCACGGGCAGCTTGAGCGACACATGCGCCTGGCGGCCGGTGTCGGCCAGCACCGCCAGGCCGCGCTGTCGCGCCGCGTCGGCATGGGTGATCAGCGCATCGGTGACCATGGGCGCGACCAGGGCGCCGGCCGACCCGGCGCGCGTCACCTGGCCGAGCACGCCCTGACCAACCCCTGAGACGTACACCCGCTCGTAGGCGGGCTTGGTGACCCACTCAACGCCCTCGACCTCCATCACGGAAGCCGGCAGCTCGATGTCAGGCGTGACCGTGTCCCAGGCCCATGGGGCGTGCGGATAGCGCGGCAGGATGCGCAGCGTGGGGGCCGTGGCGTGTGGCTGCAAGTAGCCGCCAGCCGCCTCGGCGATCGCCTTGACGGCGCTGAGGTAGCTGCCCTGGTGCGACCAGGCACCGGCCGGCACCAGCCAGTCGGTCAGCTGCCAGTCCAGATCCCAGCCCAGGCTGACACCGTTGACGGTCAGCGCGTCGCCCATGAGCTGCTGCGCCGTGCGATCGACGGCGCCACCGAAATTCATCACCGGTGCATAGGGCGCGTCCAGCACCGCCGCCGCGCCCCGGCCGCGCACGCTGATGCGGGTTTGGCCGAACTGACGGTCCCGACTCACGCTTTCGACCAGCAGGCGGTATGGCACGCCGTTGATCCGGGCCTCGACCTCCACCGGGTCGCCACTGGTGGCCGGCTGCAAGCTGGCCTGCGTGTCGGCCGGCAGGGTGGCCGACCAGCTCCAGGTCCACGAATCAACGTCCAGGCTCATGCCGAAGGTGTGCGCTGGGATCGCGATGTTGCCGTCCACGCGGCGCAGCTCAATGCTGTTGATGGTCACGTAGGCTCTCCGGATGGGGATGGTGACGAGCGCGGGAACGAGTGGGCTCGCGCGCTCGCAGATGAAAACCAAGTGCGGGCTGGCCGGCGCCAGCGCGCCGAACAGCAGGTGCGGGCTGGGCGTGTAGCAGGCCTCGCCTGGCGGGATGACGGGCGTGCTGCTGAGGCCCGGCGGCGCGGCGCGTGAGGCCTGCCAGCGCAGCAGGATCTGCGGGATGCCAGCCAGGCGCAGGCTGGCGCCGCTGCGGCCGGCGTGACGGCGCTGCGCGGGGCGCGCTGGCTGCCAGGTGGCGGCGCGGTCTTGCCGGTGGGCGATGCCTGCCTGGGCCGGGCTGGCGGACTGGCGATGCCGGCCCGTGCCGGCCTGCCAGGGAGCGGCGCGCAGACGCTGGTGTGCGTCGGCGCGCTGGTGCGGCGCGCTGGCGCCTTGCTGCTGACCGGCAGCGCCCTGCCAGGGAGCGGCGGGCGCGCTGGCGCGGGGATCGGCGGGTGCCTGCGGGATGGCAGCGTGGTGGGCGTCGGGCGCGGCCCCGGTCCACGGCAGGGCATGGGCTGTGCGCTGCGTGGCGCTGGTGGCCCAGGCATCCCCCAGCGTCTGCCGCTGTGGCTGGGCCACCTGCTGCGCCGCGCTGGCCTGGCCCTGCAGGTAGCGGGTGAGGCGGTTGTCGTAGGTTGCCGCCATGCTGACGCGCACGCCGCCGAGCCTGGCCGTGGCCTGCGCGCGCACCACCACCGCCGCGCGGGTGCTGGCGCGCACGCCGCCCAACCGGGCGGCGATGGTCGCGCTGGTGCCGGGGATGGCCGCGCCGGACTCGGCACCGAACACCAGATGTGGCGAGGCCGGCGCGGGAGCGCTGAACAGCAGGTGCGGGCTGGGCGTGGTCACGGCACGCGGCTCACTCGTCGATAACGCAGGACAGCAGAGACACCTCGCCGCCGGCGAACACATTCAAGGTGTTCACGATCGCGGGCGCCTTCGGCTCGGGGTCAGTGTCCAGCCCGGCCGGCAGGTCCATCACGCCGTTGCCGCTCGCATCGGCCAGGCGCACGAACGCGACCTGCCCCATCGCGCTGGCGAGCGCGGCCACGGGCGTGAGGGTCAGCGTGGCGAGGCCGTCCACATCGGCGACAGCGCCGCTGGTGGGCGTGGTCAGCGGCACGGTGGCGAGCGGCGGCTCGGCAATCGCCGTGTCGGGTGTGGCGGGCAGCGTGCCGGCGTGAAAGCGCGCACTGCCGCCGTCGAGCACGGTGCGCAGCGCGGTGACGCGGGCCAGCCGCGCGGCGATGGACAGCGGGATGGTCATGCGGGCACCTCGGGCACCAGGCCGCTGGCAACGACCGTGTTGAACGCACCGGTGTGGTCGGCGGCCAGCGCGGTGTAAGTGTGGCGCTCATCGAGGTCGGCGAAGGCGTAGGCGCCCGTGGTCGGGTGGCTCCAGGTCTCGCGGGCCAACAAGCTGTCGCGCTCGCGCAGCAGCCGCACGCGGCGGTGCACGGGCTGGTTCGGCGTGCCGGTGTTCTTGACTGTGCCGAGGATCTGGCCACGGCCGCCGAACTCCATGTCTCTGGCCAAAACAGGGGCGTTCACGCGCCGCGCTGCCAGCACTCCTCCGGCCGGAGCTGCGGCGAAAACATCGGCGCTGTAGCCGACAGTTGTACTGGCACTGCTCGCTGCGTCGAAGTACGCGAAGCCCGAAGCAGGTGTGCCATCCCACGGCGAAAACCCTGCGGGGAGGGCGTACTGCAACGGTGCGCTACCAGTGCGCAGTGTGGCGGTGCAGTAGTTTATGTTCATCGGGGCAAACGTCGGATACGCGGTGAAGACGTAAGACCACGAGCTAGCAGGAGACGTGCCTGCTGACGGATCTCCACCCCCTTGCCACACGCCGTTTCGTGAGTACCAGATTTTTCGTGCGTCCATGTCCACCGCGACACCGATGACATCGCCTGACGCCCACGCGCTCCCGAAACCAGCGGTCGTATAGCTTGTGTCTGACGTGCTATACGCCTTCAAACCACTCCTGAAGTAAAAATAAAGGTATCGGTATGGCAGCGATCCGAGCGGGGCTGCGGTGAGCACGCTGGTAATGCCAACATACGGAGGGCCAGATTGGTCATACATGGAATCTAGCCGCACCTCGAAGTACCACTTACCCGACGAGCGCCCCATCTCTACCTGAATCTGCTGATTTGCCGTCGAGGAAAACGACATGGTGTAGCCGCCGTTCAACAGGACAGTGTTGGCGTGCTTGTACGTGCTCGACCACGGTGCCCGAACAAACAACGGGCTCGTTATGACGTTTTCAGCCGGCGGAATTTGCTCACCGCAATAGGCGGTCGCCCAGTTGGATGCAACATCCGACCCCTGCAGGATCGCGCTCCGCGGAGACTTACCGGACACAGGAGGTGTGCCAACAGCGAATGCAAGCACGTCCTTGGTGACAGCCACCCCGAAGTCCCACTGAAGCCAGAAAGACGACGCGCTGTACTGCGCGCGAGACCAGCGTGCCGTTGCGGCCGTGCTTCCGTCCCCCAGCGCAGTCAGCGAGCCTGCGATGGGCGCGTGGCTGCAGGTCAACGTAGCGAGCTGATCGACGCGTCCGCTGGCGTCGTGCAACTGCAGCTCGCTCAGCTCCAGATCGCCGCCACCCCAGGTGTCAATGCCGACGATGCGCCAGTACCGTGCTGCGGGCATGCGTCAGTTCCTCCACGGCCCGGTCTGGTCAACGAACAGCACGCCGGACGCGCTCGTGTTGCCGGTGGTGCCGACGCGCAGCGCGCGCAGCTTGCGCCCGGCGTAGGTGCCCGTGCCGTCCACCACGTCCCCCGTCTGGAACGCGCTGGCGGCCTGCAACGGGCAGTGCAGCAGCCCGGGCAGCGTGCCGCGCAGCGCGGTGGACTCGGCCAGCGAGATGGGCGTGACGGTCAGGCCGTTGTCCGGGCCGTTCGGGTAATTCAGCGCGTCGCCGTTGTAGGCGGCCTCGCCGCTGTAACCGGCCCCGGTGTTGAGAGCGCCGATCTTCTTGGCCGCCACCGCCCCGCCGATACCGGTCCACGAGCGGGCCAGCCAGGCGTAGCGCGTGGCCTCGCGGCCATGGCCGGCGCAGCCCTCGATGCGCGAGGTGGCGGCCTGCACACCCGAGGCGCCGCCCAGCAGCACGCAGCCGTAGGCGTCGCCGCTCTTGTGACTGGCGATGTCGCCGAAGCCGAACACCACGCCCTGCGTGGGCGCGCTGGCGCCCGGCGCGGTGTAGAGCCAGAAGCCGCGCGCATCGCCGATCAGCCACCATGGGCGGGCCGTGGCGTCGGCCGTGGAGCTCTTGGGCCAGTAGGCGCCGCCGCTCATCAGCGCGTCGGTCGGGAACAGGCCCAGGCCGGTGTCCACGTCGCTCATGGACTCGAAGCCGCGCACGCGCGCCGTGGTGGTGCCGGTGTCGTCCACGCGCAGCAGGCAGCCGCTGGCCTCGGGCGCGGCCGGCTTGTAGGCCGCTTTGTTGGTGCCGGCGTACGGCTTGAGCCAGCCCAGCGGGGAGAGCTTGAGGGTGATGGTGCCGGTGGCGCTGCCATCCGCCTCGGCGGTGGCGAAGCTGACGCTGTTGGCGCCGATGGCCGTTACCCGCTGCTCGCCGTTCAGCCCGGCCGGCGTAGCACCGCTGACAACGATGACGGCGCCCACCTGCGCCGCTGGCGTGGCGGGCACCGTGGCCGTGGCCACACCGCCGCTGACCACCAGGCTGCTGACGGTCTGCAGGCCGAAGCCGTTGACGAGACACGCGTCGAGCAGCGCGGCCAGCGCGCCGGCCGTGCCATTGAGCACCGGGGCGCCCGGCATGCTGCTGTTGAAATTTTTCACTTCGGTGGTCATGGTCACTCCTGAGGATTACGGGCGGTCCACGTCGAGGCGGAACGCGAGGGTGAATTGATCGCTGGCGAGGGTTGCCGGCCCCTGCAGCACGGTGCGCACCGGCCAGAACGGGGCGCCGCAGGCGTCGGTGTTGAAGCGCAGCACGTTGCCGGTGGACCGGCCTGCGCCAAAGCCGAGCGCGGGCACGGTCCAGAACGGCACGCCGGTTGCCGGGTTCAGCGGCGAACAGTCGGTAGCGGTGTTTCCGGTGCCGATGACACCAACGTTCTCGCCGACAATGTTGAAGCCGGTGGTGCTGGTGAAGATCAGTGCCCAGCGCTCGGTGATAGCCCCCTTGTTGGTCACAACGATGGGGAACTGCCCCTCGTTGAAGTTCGCGGTGGGGGCCGAGCCGATGAGGGCGTCGCTCCACACGCCCGTCCAGGTGGCCTGGTCGAATACTGTGTGGGCACGCGCGAACAGGTCGCCGAAGGGCAGCGCGGACGACACGTAGCTGCCCTCGGGGAAATCGTGCGTCAGCGACCGAGTGAACGACAGCTTGCCGCTGATGTCGGCCTGGCTGACCAGCACCATGTCCTCGATGCGGTGCTCCACGGTCAAGGGTTGGGTGTACGCCGTGAGGTCGGACGCGCTGGGCACGGTCAGCGTGCCGGCGTCCAGTGCGGTGGTGTAGAGCGTGTCGGGCACCACCGTGCCCGCGGCGTCCAGCACGCGCACGCTGGCGATGCGCTGGCGCCCCAGGGTTTGCGCGGCGTCGCGCGTCACCGGGTTGGGCAACTCCAACGGCTGCGTGTGGTGCACCACGGCCAGGTCGCCCGACCGGAAAATCGGCACCTTGCCGTCCAGCGGCAGGCGGGCGGTTTCCAGGCCGAGCAACCCGGAGTCCAGCGGCAGGTACTGCAAAAACACGGCGTTGTAGGTCAGGCTGGCCGGGTCAATGGGCGCCCCGGCATGGCTCCACTGCACGATGCCTCGCTGGAAGTCCACGGTGCCGGTGAAGCCGCCGCCGCCCAGCGTGCCGCCTGAGACAGCCTGCGCGACATCCGAGCCCGTCTGCAACTGGAACACGCCGATCTTCAGCGGCGCGTTCTCGGTGCGGAACACGCCCGCGCTGACCTCGCCGCCCGACTGGTTGACCGCCACGTTGTGCCAGGTGGCGGCGTTCGCGCCGTTGCTGGGCAGCGAGGCGAGCGTGATGAGGCCGTCGCTGGCGGCGGCGCCGGCAGACGCGGTGGCGGGCGCTCCACTGGCAACGTTCCAGCCGCGGCGCAAGGTGCCGTCAGCCAGCGTGTAGACGTCGGCCCCGAGCTGGAAGCACAGGCCGTTGGGCGCCAAGCCGGCCCCCTGCACAGGAAGGCGCAGCGTCCAGGCACCTGGCGTCAGCGTGCCGGTATGGGCCGTGGCGCCGGCACCCCAGGCGTAGGTCACGCCGGTCAGGGCACCGATGGCGACGTTCTTGGTGCCGTAGTAGATGCCGCTGTAGCTGCTGCCGGCGTTCCATCCGGTTGCGACGGTCTGCACCTCCCGGTAGGCCATGTGGATGCTGGCCGAGCCGCTGATGAGCACCGCGCCCGTGTTGTAGTCGAGCGTGCCGATGGCATGCGCCTCACCCAGATAGCGGGCGTAGATCACGCCGTTCTCATCCCATACCGGCATCACATCGACGGGCGTTTCGGCCAGCGGGTCGAACGTGCTCAGCACCGTGCCCTTGAAGGAGCCCGGCACGACGGGCAGGCCGGCGATCAGCGTGTACGGCCACTGGCCGCTGTCGTAGGCGGACGCCTGCACCGCATTGGATTCGTTGGGGCCGAGCGTGCACGCCAACCCAACATCACCCTCCGGGAACACGGACGGATTGAAGGTCAGCACACCGTATTGCACCGCGCCCGTAGCGTCGCCCGTCAGCGCCCCCGCCGCGTTGGTGGTGGCGGTGTAGTTGGACCCGCCGCGGCTCCAGGTCACAGTGATCCCCTCGCCCTTGGCGCGGGCGGGCAGCGTCAGCGCGGCGCCGAAGCGGGCCGGCAGCGTGCCCGCCAGAGGCTTGGCGCTGGCGCCGTCGCCCCAGGTGGCGATCAACGAGCTGCCAACGTCGGGGATCGCGCCCAGCGTGACCGACATTGAGCCCGTGCCGTAATTGAGCGTGCCCACGCCGTAACCCGAGTCGGCACCAGACAGCTTGCCGTGCAAGTTGTCTGGCAGGTCGTACCAGCGGCCCTGCGCTTGGTAGCTGAGCGTGAAACTGCCCGGCGCCGGGGGCGGCTCGAAGGCATTGGTGAACCCCAAACCCTGATTGGCCTGGGTGATGCCGAAAGCGGCGCTGAACGCCGTTGCGCCGGTCAGCGTACCGGGCTTGTAGGTCATCGTCAGTGCCGCGCTGCCGTAGCTTGGCGCGTTGGAGGCCATGCTCACTGTGCCAGCGGACAGGTCAACCATGCCGACAGTCACGCCCCCCTGAGTAATGTTGCCGGCACTGTCGCTGGCGAAGGCGGTGCCGCCGTGGGTGAACGCCACAGACTTGGCTTCGATGGCCGTGGGCAGCGTGAGAACACTGCCGGGGCCGAGCGTCATGGTTACTGCCGGTAGCGTGACGGCGGCGCGGGCCGTTGCAAGCACGGCGGCGCGGGCCGTGAGCGGGGCCTTGTCGATGACAGGGCTTTCGATGGTGGCGGCAGGCACCAAGGGGGTATAGATGCCACCGTCCACCGTGGCACTGTAGTCGCCCGGCGCAGCGGCGCTGACCAAGGGCTTGATGCCGTAGAACTTGGCGCCGCCAGCGAGCGTAGTGCTGTAAACCTGCGTCCACTGCGACTCGTTGAGCACCCGAGCAGGGGGCGGGCCTGGGAAATCGTGCGCGAGTTCCTGCCCAATCTGGCAGGTAGCGACCGTGGCCGTCAGGATCACCACGCCGTTGTTCTCGGCCACGGCGATGTCCTCGCGCGCCAGCGTGGTCTTGGTCACGCGAACGAACTGCTCGGTGCCGTTCGGGTTGCGCAGCACGATGCCGTCGCCGCTGACAGGAAACGCCACCGTGGCGACGAACGCAACCAGCTTGATCTGCATCGAGCCTGCGTAGTGCATGTCGTACAGGCGCGGCGACAGGCGCGGCCCTTTGGCAAGGTAACGCTCCACCAGCGAGCGCGCCTGCTCGCGCGTGTCGGCCCACCCGGAGGTCTTGAGCAGCGCGCAGTGCACCAGCGGATCGGCAGGCGGCTGGGTAAGGATGGCGTGCGCGCCCATGGCGGTGGCAGTGTCGTCGCTGTGGGCGACGCCGAAGACCTTGCGAAAATTGACACGGCCGAAGGCGCGGTCCATGGCGCTGGTGTCGGGGAACAGGTTGTTGGACTGGCCGTCAACCACCACGGCGCCGACCATGGCGCCGCCACCGTCGGGCGTGTCGGCCATGACGGCGCTTTTGAGCAGCTTGATGTCGCCGGATTGAATCGGCATGGGTCAGATCTCCATGAAACGAAGGGTGGGGAGAAACAGGTCGTCGGCGTGCTGCTCGCCGTCGGCCAGCTGCCAGACGGGCTGGGCGCTGAAACCGCCTTTGTCGTGGTCGAACAGCACGGTGCGGGGCGTGTCGCGCAACGTCAGCGTGAACTGCGCGCCGGCGATGGCGGCCCAGGCCTGCAGCGTCTCGCACAGGCTGCGCGGGATCCAGGCGGCGGTGTCGGTGCCCTGCAGCGTGATGGGACGGCCGGCCTGCCGGGTGCCAACATCCACCAGCAGCGCGCCGGTGGTGCTGTAGCTGGTGGACTGCTGGATCGGGCTCCAGTCGAACTCGTCGATCCACATCAGGTTTTGAGCCAGGCTGGCGGTGGTGCCGTTGTAGGTCAGGGTGATCATGGGCGCTCAGGTCAAGACGACAGCCGCGCCAGCTTCAGAGCGCGGACCAGGGCCTCGGCGCCCTCGTCGGTAGTGGGGATGGCTTCGGACCCGCGATCGGTCCGCAGCCTGACTTCCACGGTCCGGGTGGTACCGGCGCTCGCGGCATTCGCCGTGGTTGAGGGCCGGTCAGTGATGTTCACGCGCCCCGTCTTGGTCGCGGCCATCAAGGCGGTGATGCCGCTGATGTAATCCGCCGACGCCGAGCCGGGATTCAGCTTCATCAGGGCCTGCATGTCGGCGTAGGCGTTCTTGGCTTGCTTGACGGCCGCGTCGTACTCGGCCTGGGTCATGTCGATCGCCCTGCCAGACTTGCTCGCGTCCAGCAGACGGTAGGCTTGATCCAGCGGCAGCGTGTTGGTGAAGGTTCCCTTCGCCGAACCGTCCTTGTTCGTCTGGAAACCGTCGCTGGTCCTGGTGGGGTCAGACGATGGACGGTCGTACTTGCCTTTGCGGTCCGCTTCGCCCTGGCCATAGCGGGTGTTGATCTCGTCCAACGCCTTGATGGCCGCCGCAGCCTGTTCGGCACTGACGCGCATCCCATCGAAGCCGCCGGCCGCGTGCCGCGCTGCATCACCCACGCCGTGCGTGGCGCCGCTGGCCTCGCTCATGGCGCGCACGATGGCCTTGCCGGTGCCGTCCGAAACGACCTCCAGGCCGCGCATGGCGGCCTCCGTTTTCAGCGTCTCGGTGGCCACGCCGTTGTTCGCGGCGATCGCCTTTTCGGCATAGGCGCGGAAGGCCTCGGCTTTGTCCCGCGCGGTGCTGGTACCGGCATTCTTGATGATCTCGTAGTCGCGCAGGGCCGCGTCGCGCAGCTTCGCCAGTTCGGCGCTACTGGTCACTCCCATGCGGGTGAAGGCGTTTTCGATGTCCTGCCCCGTGAGCTTGGCCTGGCCGCTGGTGGCCTGCAGGGCACCTTGCATCGCCTGCAGCTTCTCCAGCGCCAGTTGCACATTGCCTGCGGCCAGCGCGGCCTCGTATTCCTGCTTCAGCTCGGCCACTGCGGCGCGGGTCGACTCGGCCGCTTCCCTATGTAGGATGGCGGCGGCCTGGGCCTTCTGGCCGGCGGCCATGGCATCGCCACCGACTTCCTTCAGAGTTTCGGCCACGGTCTGCATGGCCTGGGCGCTGGCAGCGGCCTGCGGGTCGGCGGCGCGCATGCTGTCGGTGAGGCCGACCCAGCCGTTTTGCGCCATGACGGCGCCCTCGGCTGCCCGGTTGAACGCCTCGTTTGCCTTCTTGGCAAAGGCCTCGCTGGCGGCCCAGGTTGCGCCGGCGGATTCGCGGATGGAATCGGCGGCCTGCTTGTACGCGGCAGAGACGGCGCCAAAGGTGATCTTGGACAAGCCCTCATAGAGCAGCGCCAGGCCGCTTTGGATGTTGCTGGCCACACCGGAGAAGGCTTCGCCCAGCTTGTAGATCACTACCAGCACGGTGTTGGTTCCGGCGGACATGACGCCGTACACCGTCTGCACGATGTTGCCCGCGTTCCTGGCGTACTCGCCGATCTGGGTGAACACCTCCTGCGTCTGCGTGGCAAAGGCCTGCAGGCGCGTGGCCAACGCGCCAAAGTCCACCTGCGCCGCGAACTCGCGCGCCCACTTGATCCCGCCCTGGAACGCGGTGGCGATCGCCTCGCCAAAGCGTCCCACTGTCCCGCTGGAAACGGCCGAACTCAAGGCCGCCGACAACTGCGTCACGCCATCCTTGAGCACCGGCAGCACCGGCGTGGCCAGCGCGTTCTTCACCGTGTCCCAGGCGCTGGCCAGGCCGTCAGTGGCGCCGCGCAGGTTGTCCTGCATGACGGCGGCCACGGCGGCGGCGCTGCCGCCCGCGTTGTCCAGCTTGCCCTTGAGCTCGTCCAACGCGCCCATGCCCTGGTTCAGCAGCGCGCGCAGCGCCGGGCCCGCCTCGGTGCCGACGGCCAGGATGGCCCGCTCCCCGGTGGAGCCGGCGGCGGCCAACTGGTGCAGCGCCTTCTCGAAGTCGTTGGTCGTGATGCCGGCCGTGCCCAGTTCCTGGCGGAACTTGCTGGCCGGGTCGCTGAACTGGCTCAGGATGGCATTCAGCGCGGTTCCCGCGCGGCTGGCGTCGATGCCGGCGTCGGCGAACTTGCCGATGATGGCGACCGTCGTCTCCAGGCTCAGCCCCAGGCTGTTCGCCACCGGCGCGGTGTAGCTCAGCGCCTGCGCCAGGCCTGTCACGCTGGTGTTGCTGCCGTTGGCCCCGGCGGCCAGCACGTCGGCCACGCGACTCGCGTCGCTGAACGCTAGGCCCATGCCCATCACCGCCTTGGTGATGAATTCGGAGGCCTCGCCCAGGCCGATGCCGCCGGCTTGCGCCAACGACAAGGTCGCCGGCAGCGCGGCGATCGCGTCCTTGGCGGACAGGCCGGCGCGGGTCAAATTACCCAGCGCATCCGCGCCTTCGGTGGCGGTGTACTTGGTGGTCGCGCCAGCGTCTTCCGCCGCCTTGCGCAGCAGCTTCATCTCCTCGGCGGAGGCGCCGCTGACGGCCTTCACCTCCGAGAGCTTGGCCTCCAGATCGGCCGCGCCACGCACCGCGCCCGCGAAGGCCGAGATGCCGAAGTAACCGGCAATGGCCACGCCGATGCCGGCCAGCTTGCCTTGCAGCGCGCCAAAGACGCCAGACGCCTCGTCCCGCGCCTTGATCAGTATCTCAACCGGCTTGATGGCCATGGGCGCGCGCCTGCCTGGGGCTTACGCCATCTGCACGCGGAAGAACTTGGACAAGCCCGCGCCCGTCTTGCTCGCGTCCAGCATCACCTCGCCTTCCACGTCCAGCGTGCCGAAGTCCTTGTCGATCAGGCCCAGGCCTTTGGTGGCGCCCAGCTGCACGCGGAACAGATCCACCACGCTGGGCGCGCCTTCCATGGCCTCGTTCACACCGGCATAACTCATCTCCAGGATCGGCGCGGCCATGGTCAGTGCCTGGATCAGGTCGTAGCCGCTGTGCGCGTAGTCCACCGTCAGGTCGTCGCCGTCCACGATGTCGGCGGCGGTGTCGAAGATGAACAGGCCCTCGGGCCGCACCTCGTAGTTGCCGGCCGCGGTAATGGTCACGGCCGCCTTCTTCAGCGTCACGGCGCTGGGCGTGAGGTGCGCCAAGCGGATCAGGCCGCCCTTGTACGCCTCCACCGCCTCACCGGTGACGGTGGCGCCGGCCACCTCGCTGGTGGAGCCGAACACGGCGCGCGCCATGTTCACCGGGTTCACGTCCTGCAGCTTGGCCTTCATCGTCACCGCCTTGACGCGGCTGACCTGGGCGCGGTTGCCGCCGCCACCGCGCGTGTAGTCGGGCTGTTTCTTGATGTCTTCCTCAATGGCGAGCTGAAGCTCTTCCAGGCCGCCGATGGATTGCAGCGGCGCGGCGCTGCCCACGGCGCGGGCGTACACCACGCCGGCGTTCAGCACGGGTCGAAAAATGCGGGAGGTGAGCATGGGGGCTGTCCTTCAGTTCAAGGGGCTTTCGCCAGGGTTTCGGCCACGAAGGCCAAGGGGAGGTACTGGTGGCCGGCGCTGAAGCCGGCGGCCGGGCCGCTGTCCAGGCGCAGCGGCTTGGTGGCGCTGGCGGGCTGCCAGCCCATCAAGGCCGTGATCACCCGCTGGGCCAGCGGCCCCGCCTGGGCGCGCGCCGCGTCGCCCGTCTTCAGGGCCCGGGTGTTGCGCGTGGCCACCACGGCCAGCCAGGTCTGCTCGATGCGGGCGGCGCGGCCATCGCTGCGCCCCTCGGCCACGCGGTAGCCCTGGTAGACCAGGTGCACGGCCGGGGTGAGCTGCTTTTCTTCGATCACGCCGTCCAGGTCGGCGGCGCTGAGCACGTGCACCGCCGGCTGGTGGCCGGCGAGCTGCTCGCGCAGCCGAGCGATCAGCTCCGATTCCAGCGCCAGAAAGTTGGTGGCCAGGGCCTGCATGTCAGTACCCCGTCCAGTCGAACGCCTTGGCCGGCGCGCGCGTGCGTGCCTGGCCCGGCGCCTGCGCCACGGTGGCGTCGGCGCCGCCCAGGCTGACCGTGCCCTTGGCCAGGTCGCGCAGGTAGTCGTCGGCCCACTGGGTGCCGCGGCGCAGCTCCTCGGGCACGCTGGTGCCATAGAGGCGCTTGAGCGCGATCGCGGCCACCACGCTGGGCAGGTCCGAGCCCTGCACCAGCTCGGCGGCCAGTGGCAGCACGGCGCGGTAGCGCGGGAACAAGTAGGTGTCCGCGTGGCGGCTGGCGCGCTCCAGGGCGTCGGTCAGCCGGGCCAGCGCGGCGTCGGCCTCGGCCTGCGCCTCGGCGCTCCAGGCGCTGCGGTCGCCCGCCGCCGCCGTGGCCTGCAGCAGCGCGCCGTCCACCAGCGCGCTGGGCGCGGCCCGCTGGGCGAGCTCGTCCCAGCCGCCGGTGGCGGCGCGGACCAGGTCGTCCAGGGTGGCGTAGGTCATGGCGCGCTACCTGGCGGGCTTCAGCGCAGCACGCGGATGATGTCGCCCGCGGCCAGCGCCTCGTCGCGCGCCACGCCAAAGGCCACGCCGGTGGTCTTGGTGATGGCGCGGCCGGAGCCGTCGGACTCCACCTCCGCGCCCACCGCCACGGCGGCGCCGGCTTCCACCAAAATCTCGCCATGCGTGGCCACGCCGGCCTGCTCGCCCTGCGCATAGTCGGTGTTGGCCACGCCCAGGGCGCGCTCGCCGGCGCCGGCCGGGTTGCCGGTGAAGTCAACGAAGCGAAAGCGCGCGAGTGCGGCGGCGGCGGCGATGGTCACCGCCATCAGGATTTTTTCGGTCTTCATGATCGGGGGTTACTCCTTGGTGGTCTTGGCCGGCGCGGGCTTGACCTTGGCGCCCAGGCGCTTGGCCTGGGCCTCGGTCAGGGCGATCTCGTCGCCGGGCTGGTAGATCTCTTTGTCGTGCGCGATCGGGCAGTCGCCGACCAGGAAGGTGGCGGTCTTGTCGGTGGCGGCGGGTTTTGGCGTGGGGTTGGTGGTGGCCATGCTCATCCCCTCATCAGGCGTTGGTGTCGCTGATCAGGTAGCCGGCATCGGCGCCCAGCAGGAAGGGGCGGAAGATGTCCGTGTTGCGGATCAGCTCGATCTTCCCGTCCTCGGTGCGGGTGTCCACCACCGGGTTGCCGCGCTTGCGCAGCGTGTAGCCAAAGCTCGGCTCATACGGGCTGCGCTCGCCACCGGCGCCGGGCACGTAGGCCAGTTCGATGCTGTCGCCCCAGATGTCGCTGGTCACGCCCGCGTCGTTGGCCATCACGGCGCGGCCGATCACGATGTTCGGGATCTCGAAGATCTCGCGCAGGTCCGCCAGCTGCACCAGGCGCGGGCGGGTGTCGCTCAGGATGGCCTTGAGCTGAGGGTGCTTTTTCAGCACGCGCCAGGTGGCGTAGCCGATCACCATGGTGTTCGGTTCCTTCACCACCTTGGCGCGCACGGCGGCCTTGGCGTCGCTGATCACACCCTCGGGGTCGCTGCTGGCGTGGGTGAACTGGCTGGTGCCACTCAGCGCAATCTTGTTGCCGGTGGCGTAATTGGCGGGGTTCTGCACCAGGTCGGCCACCATCTTCTCGTGGCGCAGGCGGATGCCCTCCACCACAGTGTTGGTGGCGCGCGCCTGCAGCGGGAAGGCGCTCTCGGCGTCCTCGCGGTAGTCGATCGGGTATTCCAGGTCGTGCTCGTCCAGCGCGATGTCCACCGAGCCGATGTCCTCGGGGTTGATGCGGTTGGACTTGGCGCGCAGCGCGCGCTCGGTGCTGTAGACCTTGAAGTGCTCCTTGCCGAACAACGGAATCTTGCCGCCTTCCTTGTCCACCATCACGAACGGCATGAGCTGATCGCCCACGAACTGCTCGTTGGTGTAGCCGGTGGCCAGGTTGGTGAGGACCGGGTCAACGACCCGCAGCTTGCTCAAACGTCCCATGGTTGCTGTGCTCCTGTGCGGATGGGGTTACTGGATGACGGCGCGCGCGGCGGTGGCGTAGTCCACCTTGTGCGCAGCCATGTGGGCCTGGATGGCCTTGTGCTGCGCCAGGCGATCGGGGTCAGCGTTCTCGCCGAAGGCCACGGCGTCGTCCTGGGCCTGGATTTCAGCGCCCGCGGCACGCTCGCGCGTGGCGCTCTCGCCGAACGTCACCTGGGCCGGCAGCGCGGCCAGCATGGCCTTCAGGCCCTCGGCCAGCGGGCCCTTGGCCTCGCCTTCGCCGAACTCGACCGGCGTGGGCTGGGCCGCCAGGTGGTCCAGCGTGGCCACCACCACGTCGCGCGCGGCGGGCAGCAGCCGGCCCTGGGTGACCAGGCCGTCGCAGAAGGCCACGTTGGCCTGGTGCACGGCGGCCTGCTTGGCAGCGGTGGCGGCGGCTTCGAGCTCGGCAATGCGCCGGGCCTGGGCCTCGTTGTTGGCGCGCAGCTGCGCGGCTTCCTGATCGGTCACGGTGGACTCCTGTGCAGTGGGGGAAACGGTGGGGTCGGCAAACGCCGGCAGCGGCGAGGCCTCTTCGGCGCGCGCCTTGTTGATCTCTTCCTGTGCGCCCAGCTCCAGCGAGCGCACCTCGTAGCCGGGCAGCACCTTGTCGGCCTCCTCGGGGCCGAACTTGCCGAGGATCCACTCGCGCAGGTTGCGCCACAGGCCGGCGTTGGTCATGTCGTCCCACTCGCCGAAGGTCAGCACGCCCGCCTCGTCGTCGGCAAAGGACGGCTGGCGCAGGCCCTTAACGGCTGGCGGCTGTGCGCCCAGGAAGCCGACGTGGCGCAGGTAGTACACGCCGGGCACCGGGTTGTTCGGCGCGTCCGGGGCGTAGAACGAGGCGCTGATCTTTTTGAAGGCGCCCGCCGTCACCAGCTCGGCGAACTCAGGGTTCACCTGGGCGGGTGTGGCCTCCAGGCCGTCATCGCTGTACTGCAGCGCGGCCACCCAGCCGTAGGCCGGCAGATCGTGGCGCGGGTGGCCCACCACCAGCGGTGCTTCGTGCCGCGCCGGGTCGTAGGCGGCCACAGTGGCGCGCAGGTCCGATTCGGAAAAGCTCAGCGCCTGCCCGCCCATGGCGGTGTGCCGGCCCGGCCTGAAGATGTGGAGAGGTTTGGTGCCCATGGCCGCACTGTCGCGCGGCGGGGCGTAGGGGACGAACTAAAGAGCTTTAGTAATTTGGGGGCCGGTCCATCCTTCGGAGGGGCGACTGGCGGCGCTCATGGATGAGGGCGACATCACCGGACGGCCGGTCTGTGCCATCAAAGTCGGCAACTACGCCGCGATAGGCGGTCGGGAGGCTGAGCCGGGTATCTCACGGCTCGTCCGGCATCGTTACGCAATTGCGGTCAGAGGCGGCGGGCGGCTGGATCTTGGCCGCGAGATTGGCTGCTAGATCTGCATCAAGTCGGCCAAGCGCGGTCGGTTGTGTGTCGCCCATGCACTCACGTAATCGACCAGGAGCAGGCACTGGCGTGATGTCGAAGCGGACGCTCAACGCCCAAGGTAAGCGGCGCCCGCTTGACCGATCCGTTAGGGCACTTTGCCTCAAGCAGGGAGTTGGTTGAGCTCATGGCGCTCCCAAATTGAATCGTAATCGTCGCCATATGCTGAAGCTGCGTAAAGTGGAATATGAAGACGCGGGAAGAGAAGCAATTCGGTAGGTAAGTTCTCCAGCAAAGCGTACTTTTCAACAAGAGGCTTGAATTTCTTGTCGCCCTGTGTGCTTAAGCAGTTGTAAAAAAGGAATGCTTGTTCGTAGCTGGAAAGTTGTGCTCTTGCCAGGCTGGTGTATCGCTGCTTGTTTGGTACGCCGGATTCATTAACGAGCTTGACGATATGGTAGAGCGTTCGAAAGTAGTGACCTACTTCGGACTGAAGCTCATCGTAAAGGCGTGAATAGATGTCTTGAACTGTAGCAAGCGCTGCATCTTTCTCGGGTTGGTAGAACGCGTAGGCAGCGTGAATATTTTTCAATCTCTTATACCAAACCTTAAAGCAGTCTCTGGACTTCGTTACCCTGTTGTTATCACCGACAAGATCCATGGACGAAACGATCTGTCTATGCGCCTCGAGCAAAGAGAAGAACGTGCTTTCAAAGCGTTGCAGTTCAAATGTGCCGCTTTGCTGCTCCAGTTGTTCTTTCTGACCAGCGAGCTCCTCCCTCGTTGAGGCTAACTCTTCGCGCTGCAGCGCAAGTTCTTCGCGTTGCAGCCATGTTGTGTAGATCAGTGTTGCGAATGCAAGCCCAGAAAAAAGGGCATTGATCGCACCGAACATATCGCCAAAGGTGCCTCGTTCGGGCTTTTCGGAGAGCCAGAATCCCGATCCCGCCCAAACAAAAATTATCACAAGCCAAAGTCCAATTAGCCAGAAGGCTGATGGTTTTGAGGGTTTGCTCATTGTTTCCAAAGGTGGCCTAACGAAGGTAACCGGCGACTTGCGCTAGGAGCGCTTTATCGCAATCTGTGTGTTTCAAGACTCTTGCCTGTGCAGTGCAGATACAAAGCACCCAGAGCGGCCTCCGTCTTCGCTAACTCACCGAGAGCATAGTCGGCTAGGCTACGCAGAAGGTCTGGATTATTAGTCTCGTCCTCTGATTCATGAATATGCACCAGCGACTCGCGCACGTGTTCGAGCGTGGCGAGGGAGTCGTAGGCCGGTTCGAAAACCGCGAAGAGCTTCCTATCCAAGGCCGCAATGTCGAAGAGATGCTTGGACATGAGGTCGCGATGTACGTCGGGCACATTTCGCGTCGTCTCTGCGCCTCCGTCATACGATCCGATTCGAGCAATCGACCTACCGCTCGGACGCTGTTCAATTTGGACAGATATCTGCGGATTCTCGTCGTCAAGCTTAGGTGCATTGATGAAGATTCCCCGCAGGGATTTAATGGACCACAAATTGAGCTCGCATTCCCGCGCCAGCAACCTCTTCAGCGCCTGAGTCTTTCTGGCGTCAGCACGGTACCGGCGCACAGCCTCAACTACCTCCTTCACGACGAAGAGCAGTATCGCTGCAACAACGGTAGCGGGTAGGTACTGTAGAAGACTAGACATGCGCTCTAACTTAATGTATTCGGCAACACTTGCGGGATAAGTTGGGCGATGCGGATTATTCTGGGCACGACTTCCTCCTGAAAGTGACTTGCGACCTGGATTTGCGGCCAGCGCACTGAGCAAACACGCAAGTATGAAAGCTCTGTGAAACCTGGCACGCCTGCTTCGAGCACCGTACGACCTTGCAGTTAAGCCGCGGGCGCATTCTTGAGGGGACTATAGCTTGTGCACAGAGCGAGTTCGTGCATAAGGCGCAGGCAGTTCTACCCGATGGCAAGGGCGTGCACCTCGGACGATCGACAGCTTTGATCTGCGGTGACGAGAGTCGCCATCGAGACCGGCCCGTGCTGGCCCGGAGCACTCGACCAGACACTGATCCAAATCACCAGCGCCTCAGTCCAGCCCGGGCAGGCCCTGCTGGCGCGCCAGGAAGCGCTCGCGCTGCCAGGCGTCCACGATCTGGCGCACGCGCATCTCGGTCAGCTTGTACTTGCGCGCCAGCACCCGGTAGTCGCCGCGGAACTCGGCACACATGGCGCGATCGCGCGCCGACAGGTGCACCGCCACCCCCTTGGCCAGGTACACCGGCGCGCCGCCCTTGTGGTCACACAGGTACTGCAGCTGCGCCAGCGCTGCGCGGGCCAGCGCCTGCAGCAACTCCAGCCAGGGTCCCCGTACCGCCGTGCGTCCCGCGCGCTCGTCCTGCAGCACCAGGGCGGTGAACAGGCAGCCGGCCACGTCCTTCATGTCCGGGGTCAGGCCGGGCGGCAGCATGTTCTCGAGCACCGCCAGCTCGGCAGCGGTGACGCGGCGCTCAGCCATGGGCGGGCTCCTCGCTTGCCGCGCGCTCGGTCGGCACGCCCACCCGCACACACCAGCGCTTGAGCGCCTCAATCACCTGGTTGATCTGGTGGGTGTTGAGAAAGCGCCAATGCTCCACGGGCGCCTGGCGCCGCACGTAGGCCATCAGCGCCGCATCGGTGTCGGTGCGCACATGCCCGGCGACCACCAGCGCATGCCAGAGGGAGCGGGCCTTTTGCCAGCGCTCGTCCAGGCTGTCGGGGTGGGCGCGCTCACGCGCCGGCCGCTCGGGCTGGTAGGCCGGCTTCTGACCGCGGGCCACGGCCGCACGGGCCTGCAGGTCGCTCAGGTGGGCGAGGTATTGACGGCATTGCATCGCCGTCATGTCGGCCGCGCTGGCCACGCCGGTCACGGCCAGCTTCAGCGCCTGGGCATCGTCGCTGGACAGGCCCAGCGCCTTCTGCGCCATGTGGATGGCGGCCAGGTGGTTTTGACGGTTGGCGGGTTTGGTGCTCATGGTGCTGTGTGACAGGTTGAAATGCTTTTTTCCTCGTTTCGACAGAACGGCCTGGGATGCGATGGACGCCCGTGGCTAGGCGACGTATCACCGGCGGTCGTTTCGTCGGCTCAGAATCGTTTTGAATCAGGTTCTCGGCGCATCGGCGTCCGTTGGTGCCGGTCGCGTTGTGGGTCTCAGCCCGGTGGATACCCAGAAGTGTGGTTCCAGATGTAAAAAGTCCCCGGCCAGGTGAACCCGGCCGGGGCAACATCAAGCGGCCTCGCGGCGCGACTTGATCAGGGAGGAGATCGGTTCAGACATCGGTCGGGCCGATGGGCGTCTTGTCCTGGCCGTCGTCATCGGGCCACCAGGGATTGCGGCTCATACGGCGGCCACGTCCAGGCTGATGGGAAGGTACTCGCCAGTGCCCTCATGGCGCTTGTAGAAGCGGATGTAGGGCTTGGTGCTGGCGGTCTGCATGCTGTCGCTGATCGCCTGCATGGCCTGCTGCCAGGTCTCGTCCTTGATGTCCAGGCGACGCAGGCCCAGCACGCGGGCGGTGTTGATCTTGCCTTCCTTGTCGGTCTGGAAGGCGTGGTTGATCAGCGCCTTGACGTTGTCGTTGCTGCCCTCGCTCCAGGCGTGCACGCACTCGTCGATCAGTGCCTTGGCGGCCATCAGCTGCTCGCCGAAGACGATGCGGTCCTGCATCTGGCGCACCAGCTTGTACTTGCCGTCGAAGCTGGTGAGCGTGATGTTGCCTTTCTCGCCGCCGCTCCTGACGCCGTACTGCTCCAGGCTCGTGGCCACCAGCGCAGCCACGTCCTGCATGGCGCAGGCCTTGAACCTGGCCAGGCCCTGGGACTGCCGCTCGGCCATGATGCACAGGTCGCTCACGACCTGGTGGCGCAGCTTGTCGATGTCCTTGACCTTGGCCTCAGGGATCAGGTTGCCGTTGGCGTCTTGCCAGTAGCCGGCGGGGATGGTCGTTTCCGTCATGGGGTTTCCTTGGTTTGGTGAGTGGTTTTGGGAGCGGTGCCGCCACGCAGCTGGGCCAGCCTGGCGCGCACCTCGGCGGGCATGGGAGCGGCCCGGCGGGTGTCGGCATCCAGCTTGGCGAGCGCAGGGTCCCGCGCGCCGTGCACCACCTGCAGCGCGTCGCCGACGCTCATGGCCTGGCCGCGCACCTGCACCGTGTCCTGGCGCGGCGCGCTGCGGCGTTCGGTCTCGCGCTGGGCTTCCGCTACCGCCTCCACCTTGTCGGCCAGGCCGACCAGCACCGTGTAGAGGTAGTTGTGGTTCTCCAGCGGCAGCGTGAGCTTGTCTGCGGCGGCCTTCTCCAGCATGGCCTCCAGGCCGGCGCGCCAGCCGTCCAACGGCATGGTCCAGTCGCGGCCACGGTGCGTAATGGCGCCACGCTGCAGGTCGGGCAGCAGCTGGCCGGCGAGCTTGGCCATGCGCGAGGGACTCAGCCTGTTCTTGGCCGGGCGGAACAGGCCCAGGTAGCGCAGCACCAGCGTGGCCAGCGGGAGGCTGATCAGCATCACCTCGTGCATGGCGCGGCGCAGCTCGTCGTGGGCGAACACCACATCCATCGTCATCTCGGCGCCGCAGGCGGGGCAGTTGACCAGGCTCATGCGCTGCGGCTCCCGTAGGCGCGACGCTGGCCCAGTACCACGCTGGGCAGGGCCGCATGGTCCGAGGCGCCGGCGCGCGCGGGCTGGCCGGGCGTCTCGCGGTACACCGGACCGTGCATCACATTCACGCGGCGCGGCAGCGCCACGGCGCCCACATACGGGGCCTCCGGCGCCGGCTTGGCCGCCGGCGTTGGGCCGGGCGCGATGTGCATGGGCCGGGCCACACAGGCGCGCCAGACCACACGGCCGCGCTCAATCGGGTTGTCGATCCAGCCGGTGGACTTGAGGTAGATCAGCCGCTTCTGGAACTGGCGCGGGCTCTCGCCCGAGGCCGCGCAGGCGGTGAACAGCTCGGCTGCGCCGATGGGCTGGTGCCTGGTGACATGCGCCACCAGCGCCTCGTTATGGGGAAGGATCGGCCTCACAGCAGTGCGCCTCCCACATGCAGGTAGCCGGCGATGAAGCCGACGGCGACCGCGCCGGAGGCCAGGCCGCTGATCAACAGCAGGGCTCGGCCGATGGCCTCCAACTGGTCGGCAGACAGGGCGCGACGGCGGCGGTGCGGCCCTTCCAGGACGCCCGGGGCGAAGTTGTGGGGCTGCTTCACACGGCCTCCACAGAGATCTTGCTGGCGTCGGGGAAGGCCTGGCTGGCGACCAGGGCCGCCTCGACGGGGTCCGGGTACAGGCCCTCGTGGCTGAAGCTCAGGCCATCGGCCAGGGTGATGTGGATCACACACTTGACCATGGCTCAGCACCCCCTGATCACTTGCGCGTCCACCTGCGGCCAGCCGGCGCGGGCGGCGGCGTTCATGGCGCGGCACACCAGGTTGTTCACCACCAGCGGGTGGCACATGCTGCGCGCGTCGCTGGCCTTGCCGCCGCGCGGGATGCGGATCAGCCGGGCGCGGATGGCGTCGGCCGCGTCGGGGGCGAACACGTCCTCGTACTTCAGCTCGAAGCGGGCGAACTTGTGGCGCAGGTAGCCCTCCAGCTCGGCGTCCAGCGGGTCCAGTTCGACCACCTCGCAGCGCTGCGCCACCTCGCGCACCTCGGCGTTCTGGCTGGAGAGGCGGTCGCGCAGCTCGGGCTGGCCGATCAGTGCCACGCCCAGCAGCCGCTGCATGCCGTCCTTGAGTTCCAGGAAGCGCTTGAGGTGCTTGAGCGTGGCGGTGGGCAGGCCGTGCGCCTCCTCGATCAGGAGCAGATGCCGGCGACCGGCGCGCCGGCTGGCCTTGAGCAACTGGTGCACCTGCTCGAAGCGGGCCTGGGGCGAGCTCTTGACCTTGAGCTGCGGGTCCAGCGCGGAGGCGATCGCCTCGGCGATGTGGCTCGACTTCAGGGTCTTGCCCTTCTGGTCGTTCTGCTCCATGGCCAGCACATAGGGGCGGATGACCACCACGTCGCGCTGGTCCGTCTTGAGGCGCTCCTCCAGGTCCTCGGCCAGCGTGGACTTGCCGGCGCCGCTCTCGCCGACCACGGCCAGGAAGCCGTGGTGAACGGCGCAGTCCATCAGCGTGGCGCGCACGTAGCGCACGCTGGGCGTCTGGAACACGTCGTCGGGCGATTGCACGTCGTCCACAAAGGGACTGCGCGGCAGGTTGAAGTGACGCTTCGCGTCCGGGGTCAGGGATTGGTTTTCCAGTAGCATGGTTTCCTCCTCGGGGGTTTCCGTTTGGTTGGGGGCTTCAGGGGCGGCCTCGGGCGCTGCAACGCCCGGGGCCAACTTGGTTTCAGGGGCGGCATACAGGGCCAGCAGCTGGGCTGGCGTGGCGCCATGGGCGCGCAGGCAGGCATCCAGCTTCCGGCGAGCCTGCGTGGCGCCGCGCGCCGGCCAGGTGCCGCCGGCGATGCGGCTGACGGTGGGCTGGCTCAGGCCCGTCTCTCGCGCCAGGTCGCGCTGGCTCAGGCCCAGGGCTTCGAGGACGGCTTTCATGCGCCGCCTCCCGCCACCACGCGCAGGCCGGCGCGCACCGTCAGGCGGGCCTGCAGGTCATCGAGCTGGTCCTCGGGCACGCCGTCGGGCCAGCCGTTGCACAGAGTGGCCACCAGCTCGGGGCTCATGGCCACGCCGCGCGCCACCAGCGCCTTGGCGGCCTCGAACTGGCTGAGCACGCGGGCCGGCGCGGCGGTGGTGCTGACCGTGGTGGCCAGCTCAGTGCCGCGGCGCGGCAGGAAGGTGCGCTCGGGCGCCTGCTCGATCACCTTGAACGGGTCGATCCGGCCGCCGAACGGCACGGCCTTGGCCTTGCGCTTGGCCTCGGCCTCCGCGTCGGTGGCGGCGTCCATGGCGAAGCGCTCCACCTCCTTGCGGTTGCCGTCCAGGGCGGTGTCGGCCGGGCGGGCCCAGTCCTCGCCGATCACGTTTCCGTCGGCGCGGAATCCCGCCTCGTCGCGCACCACCAGCGGGATGGTGTGCAGCGCCTCGTTGCCGTCGGCGTCGGTGTCCACCACGGTGGCGGCGTCCAGCACGTAGGGGTTCAGAGCAATGCGCAGCTTCTCGCCCACCATCACGCCGGGCACGGCACGCACGTCGAACTCGCGGCCCTTGAACGACACGGTGAGCGTGTCGGTCACGGTGCGGGTTTCCGGCTCGTGCGTGAGCAGCTCGCGGCACAGTTCCACCGGCGGGGCCAGGCGCAGCTGCTCGGGCGTGATGGTCAACCACTGGTCGTAGCGCGTGCGGCCGTGGCGGCTGTGCACCTTGTTGGCGTTGAACCAGCGGGCCCAGCGCTGGGCCTGGGCGTTGAGTTCGGCCAGGTCGCGAACGGGGCTCAGCCGCAGGCCGGACTCGAAGCTCTTCTCGATCAGGTCGCGCGCCTTCTCCACCTGGCCGGTGGCGCGGGCGTTGCCCGGCGCGTGGGCGATGGTCTTGACCTGCAGCCGGCGCGCCAGGTTGGCGAACAGGCCGCTGGTGTTGGCGCTGCCCATGTCCATCATCAGGATGAAGGGCACGCCGTGCAGCGGGTCAGCCTCGCGCGGCTGGATGGCGGCGATGAAGCTCTCCGCCAGGTTGGCGCCGCTCTCGGCGCCCAGCACGTAGTGCACGAAGATGGCGCCGCTGTGGTGGTCCGTCACCTCGTAGGACCAGACGCGGTCGGCCTCGATGCGCTTGAGGTTGCCCGGCTTGTTCTTGTAGAACTTGTCGCGCTCCATCACCTGCAGGCCGCTCTCGGCCTCGGTGCGGGCGTTCAGGTAGTACAGCACGCACAGCGAGGCGTCGATCTGCCAGACGTGGTTGGGGTGCAGGCTTTTGAGCTCCACCGCCGGGGTGGGCCGGTTGAGCTGGTCGGGGTGCAGGCCGTAGCTGCGCAGGGCTCGGGCGATGGCGCTGTCCGACAGTGGGCGCAGCTCGCCGGTGGCGGGATCGACGCGCTCGGCACGCACCTCGCCGTTGGCGCGCATCACCTCCACGGCCTGGCCGATGGACATGAGGCGCTTGTTGGTCTTGCGGTGGCTGACCATCAGCGCGGCGCTGATGGCGATCGCCTCCTCGCGGCTGAGCGTCACCTCGCCGGCGTCGCTGCGCTGCTTGCGTTCGGGTTTCATGGAGACCTTTCCCAGGTGGCGGTGCAAGGTGGCCAGGCTGATGCCCAGCTCCTGGCAGGCGGCGGCGTAGACGGCCTGCTTGCCGCCGGCCGGGGCCGCGGCGGCGGCTTGAGCCACTTGCACCAGGCGTTGCGTGAGCACGGGGTTGATCGGCATGGCGGGCTGGGGGTACGTCCGGTTACTGGGCCCACTGCGCCACTTCGCTGGCCAGCTGCTGCGCTGCGGCGGTGGACACGTCGGGCAGGTTGAACTCCTCGCGCAGGGCGTTCAGGTCGGCCTGCAGCTGGCCGACCAGGCCGGCCATGAAGACCACCTTGTTCGGCGTGTCGGGCGTGTCGTTCAGGGCGATCAATGCCTGGCGCACACCGCCGCGGATGGCGCCCAGAGCGTCGTTGGCGATGGACGTGGCCTCACGCTGCAGGTTGGCCAGCGCCTCCTCGGGCGGCAGCTTCTCGATGCGCTTGACCTGCGCGCGCAGCTTGTCCATGGCGGCGTTCTTGTCGCTGAGCACCTTCTCCACGGCGGTCTTTTCCTCGCGCGTCTCGCGCAGCGCCGCGCGCAGTTCCTTCACGCTCATGGTGGCGATGTCATCGAGCTTGAGCTCGCCGGTCTGGCCGGTCAGCTCCAGCTCCTCGATCTGCTCGTCGTCGAGGACCAGCATCTCGAACAGCTTGGTCTGGTTGCCTGCGGCCTTCAAAAGCGGCGTTGACGCCGCATTTGAGAACTTGGCGGCCGAGGCCATGAACCGCTGCGCCACACGAGTTTCGATCCCCAGCACCTCCAGGCGGGCGACGAACTGACCGTGCTGGCAAGCCGCCTTCAACACCGCCAGCCCACGCCCGACCTCCAGGCAGGCCTCCACGCTGCGGCGCATGTTGGCGCTGATATCGCGCTGGATCAGGTCGGGGTCGGTGCAGTCGGCCGGCAGCTGGTAGCCCAGCTGGGTGGCCACGGCGCGCACGGCGCTCTCGTGCTGCTGCTGGGCCAGGGCCAGCGCCTGGCCGTCGGCGCGCATCTGTGCCATGGCGCCTTCGACCTTGCCGGTGTCGAGGCCTCCCTCGGTCATGTCGATCACGTCGGCGGCGATGGGTTTACGTCCTGCGGTCACGTGGGGTTCCTTTCTTGGTTGTGGTTCGTGGGGTTCAGTCGGGCTGCGTCATGAAGCGCGCGCGGCTGTCGTCCAGCCGGCGCTGCGCCCGGTCGATGGCGGTCCAGACCTTGATGGCCTGCTGCGGCAGACGCGTGGTCAGGCGCCACAGGCCGGTGGCCTCATCGCGCTCAGCCAGGCCGGCGGTGGCCAGGTTGTCCAGGTCGCGGGTGATGACCGGGGCGCTGCAACCCACGGTCTTGGCCAGGGTGCTCGGCGCCATGCCGTGGACGACGTCGCTGAACAGGGCCAGGATCACCTTCACCAGGCGCTGCTGGGCGGCGTTTGTGTAGTTGGTCTTGCGGGTCATGGGGTCAGAACTCCAGTTCGGGCTCGGCGTGGCGCGCCACGTTGGCGCGGTGCCACGCCACTTGTTCCATGTGGCTGCTCAGAGCGATCACGGTCTCGGCGGGGTCAGAGCCGGGGTTGGCGTAGAAGTCGGTCAGCAGCTGCAGCGCGGCGGCGAAGCCGCTGTTGAGCTCCACCATGTCGGTCTGCCCGGCACGCCGGCCGGTGGGCAGCTCGATCACCATGCGGCCGGCGCTGGCGGCCAGCCAGTCGCTGGCGAAGTGGCAACCGCAGGCCAGCTCGTAGGCCGGGATCAGGATGGCCGGCAGGCGGCCCGTGGCCAGCCACTTGTAGAGGCTGTCGTGCGTCACGCCCATGCGGTCGGCGATGCGCTCGACAGAGAGGTTGGCCCGCTCCTGGGCAAACTCCTTGCACAGGCGCAGCGCCTCGACCAGGCTGTTCGGGCGCACCCGTTTCCAGTTGCGGCGGCTCATTGGAAGGCCCTCCGCGCGGGGGCTTCCAAACAAAAAGCTCGGCTGGGGCTGGTGCGCGACGAGCCCGCTTTGAACAATGAGCCCATCGCAACACGGGAGGACACGATGGAAGAATTCGACGAACTGGCCGGGCGCATCGAGGGGGTGGCGCGGGCCGTGCTGCTGCTGGCGCAGATGATGGAGCGCGAGACGTGCATGGATGGCCTCACGCTGACACGCCAGTGGCGAGAGTCTGTTCCGCCGCAAGACGGTGCGGGCATTGCTGGCACAGCGCGCAAGACCCTGCATGAGCTGGCGCAGGCGCTGGATGACGCACGTAGCCAGCACCAAGAATCGGTTGCTGCGGCAAGGCGGGAAGATCCGTCGCTGCAGCGGGCGCTGTCACATCGGCCATGACCTCAGCGCGAAGCGCATCATGGCAATTTGTTACATTGGACGTTGGACGCGTCATGACGGTCCTCAGGCGGCGGAGAGCTTGGAGCCGGAGCGGGAGACCTCGCCATCCTTCAGGCCGAGCTGCACGGCGATGTTGTGTGCATCGCCGCGCAGGCACTTGAGGCGCGGGTTGACCTCGTTGTCCGCCAGGATGGCGATGACCAGGTTGGGGCTGTAGCGGTTGTCCCTGGCCCAGCCGGAGATCGACCAGCCTTTGCGGGCGAACTCTTCGCGGACCTGCGATCGGGTTTTGAGCATGGTGCTGCGTCCTGTTTGTTGTGCATCAGTTGGCGCTGATGCATTTGTTGGTTTGTCTTGTTGTATTGATTCTAGTGCACGTTTGTGCACCTTTCAATAATTTATTGGGGTTCATGTGAGCACTTTTTCTGAGCGCCTGCGCGAGGAGAGGCTGCGGCTTGGCCTGAACCAGACCGAGTTCGCAGAAGCCGCCGGAGTCCAGAAGCGGGCTCAGGTGAACTACGAGGCCGGAGAACGTCTGCCTGACGCGGGGTACCTGATGGCCGTTGCCGATGCGGGTGTGGACGTGGCATACGTCCTCACCGGCCAGCGCGAGCCGTCAGCGCCCGCGCTGGATGCGGCCGAGCGTGTGCTGCTGGACAGTTACAGGCGCTGCTCAGTCGATGCCAAGGCCAATCTGATCCAGACGGCGGCACTGTTGTCGGCGGGCATGGCGCCGACAAAGGCGAAGGCGGCCAGCGGAGGTATCCAGATCGGCGATATGACCAACAGTGCGCCGGGTGGCGTTCAGGTAGGTCACGCGGGCGGAAAGGTGAGCATCAAGAAAGGGAGGTAAGCGTTGAGGGAGGAGCAGCCAAGCCTGGTCAACATGGGCCACTGCGCAATTCAGGTCGGACGAGCGGATGGCGATGTGACCATCGTCCAGATGCCGGCGTCCCCACCGACCGAGTCGGAACTGCAGGCGCGCTTTGAGAGGGCCACCGGCATCCGCTGTGGCCGTGCCGTGCGCGAACGGATGGAACACCTGATGGAGAACCACGGCTTCACATCTTGGGAGCTCAGTCGCGCCTGGAAGGCTAGCGCCCTGGTCTCTGATCGGCAAACCGCGCAGTTACGCAGGGACTTCGGCAGGCTGGACTTGCTGATGGGCTGGACCGGCATGGCCATGGCAACGCTGTACTTCCTGGCGGGGATGCTTGAGTCCGTTCTTCTGCTGCGTGACGCACTGTTTATGTACATGCCCATCGCCGCAGCCCTGGGATGCCTGCTGTACGTTGGGACACTCGGGTTCTTCTTCTACGTTTTTATCTGGCCGCAGCACACCGCGAAGAGAGTGACGGTGGCGCTGCAGTCAGCCGAAGCCATCAACCAGAAGGCCGCGATGACAGCGGCCGAGGATTCCACCAGGGGGGAGTCATGAGGTATTTACACATCTTCGCGGCGTTGGCGGTGGCGCTGGCCGGCCCGGTTTGGGCGATCAACAAATGCACCGGGCCGGATGGCAGGCCGGTGTTCCAGGACGCGCCCTGCACAGCGGGCAAGGGGGAAGCGCTCAACGTGCGCCCCGCGTCCGGGCATGGCGCAACGACAACCGCCGCCGATGCCCAATACGCCACCGAGAAGATCAAGCGCGACAACGAGATCTCCGAGGCGATCCGGCTGAACCGCCCCCTGGTGGGCATGACCATGGCTCAACTGAACCAGGCCATGGGCGCACCGACCAAGATCAACGCCAGCAACGTCGACGGCGTCGCGCACGACCAGCTGATCTACGAACGTCCGAACGAGACCTGGTATGTCTACCCTCGGAACGGCATCGTCGGCACGGTCCAGCATCGCCCCGGCGCGCCCCTGGGCACGTCCGCTCGCGAGGCCAGGGCCTGCCCCTCCGCGCATGAGATCCGCAATCTGGAGACGTCGGCGTCCAGCATCACGCTGTCCGAGGCGCAACGCGCCGGGTTGATGCGGCAGATTCGGGATGCGAAGAACTGCGGGGCGGGTGGGTGAAGTTGGCTGGTTGCCGGCCAATCTAACGAAAACGCTGTGCATGGTTGGTCGTGTAGTGCGGTCCTATTTGCTCATGCACCACTTCAGCGCAGGAATCTTCACTTTTCGAGAACTTCAAGGAGGTACTAATGTCACTAACACGAACCATAAAAATCTCTGCTCTAAACATCGCGATGCACCAACCGCACTCTCCGCAGCGCTACGTGTCACTTTTTCACGATGCGAAGAAACTCGGTCAACTGGTACGCCTTGGGTCGTTGCATGGGACCATGCTCGGCTCACTTAGTGGGGTGAAGGAGTACACCAAGGGAGCTGTTCTGACCGGGGAGATTTACCGCTTTGTCAAGCTTGATGCCAACGAGCCATGGTTCAACATAGAAACTCTGGAGGAAGCTACAGAAAACGAAGTCGATGGCATCAAGATACCCTCTCACTTATTGCCTCATCTTCAAAGAATCGAGTTTGTATTCAGGCCTGATGTCCATGAACTTTGGTTCGTAAGCCAAGACAGAGATGACAGACTTGGTCCGCAGGCTGCGGCCAAGTTTTTTCAATCGCTATTTGACCGACTGGTCGATTCCGGAAAATATCCAAGGGTAGAGGTTACGGCAGTTCCGGATCACGAGACTTTGGATCAGATGCTTTCGCTGCGTAAGGTTGAAAAACTCACCATTGAACTCAAACGCCCGAACGCAGATGATGCAGCGAAGGAAGAGGCGCGCTGGCTAAAACAATTAGAGAAACAGAAGGCACGAAAGATGACCGTCGAGTTGGTGGCAGAAAAGGGAGATTCAGTCGTACCAGATGAGGAAACCAGATCGCTTGCGACGGTCGCATCAAAAAATGGGAATGTGTCCGTCGTCGGCAGAAACGAACTAGGGACAAGGGTTGAAGAGTCCACCAAGGCTAAGCCGCTGATGAAGCCTGCGCTGGTCGACTCGGAGCTAGAGACGTCACTTGACGTCTTGCGCCGCGCTGCTTTCGGCGGGTAAGTAGTACTATTGCAAAATGTACACAGGGGTTCTCAACATCTTTGGCCGCTACTGGCAGGCCTACGGAGGTGGATCGGCTCTAGTGCGGTCGCCTTACCTACACGCGGCCGCCGTGCTCCTGGTTTTGACCTACGCGACGTGGTCTCAGAACGGGTGGTGGGAACAAGTGCTCAGCGTGATGCCGAACTTGCTTGGTTTCACGTTAGGTGGGTTCGCGATGTTTCTTGGGTTTGGCGACGAAAAATTCAGATCACTTTTGGCCGAGCCAGACGAAGACGCAATCGGTGAGCCGACTCTATACGTTTCAATCTGCGCAACTTTTGTCCATTTCATCGTGGTGCAACTGTTCGCGCTGGTTGCCGCAGTCGTAGCTAAATCCTGGTGGTTCTATTTCCCATGGCCAGAGCCAATTCGAGTTTTTCTACCATTTCTCAACCTTTTTGGCTGGGCCTTTGGGTATGCTTTTTTTCTGTATGCATTGACTTCTGTGCTTGCGGCAACCATGCACGTTTTTAGGATCGCAACGATGTATGAGCAACACCAGCAGGTTCAAGCGACCAATCGTGCAAGCAATGACGAAAAATGAGCAGATCCTGCGACTGATCCAACCGGAATCATTGCGGGTGTTGCCGACAGTTTTTAAAACGCTTTAGATATCGATCCTTTTGGTCTCGCGGCACATTGCCATGCATGCCGCGCCCCATCAACCTCATCGTCATCCACTGCAGCGCCACGCCCAGCGGTAAGCCGCTGGTGCAGGGCCAGCCGGGCCAGGCCGGCTACCTGAACGCGCCGCAGGTCATCAACGCCTGGCATGCAGCACGGGGCTTCCGCCGCCAGCCCCAGGCGGTGCGAGCCTTCAACTCGCGCCTGCCCTCGATCGGCTACCACTACGTGATCGACCTCAGCGGCGAGGTGTGGAACGGCCGCGGCCTGGATGAGGTGGGCGCCCATGCGGCGGGCTTCAATGCCAACAGCGTCGGCATCTGCATGGTGGGCGGCGCCGAGCGCGAGGCGCGCTACACGCTGGCGCAATGGGACAGCCTGGCGCAGGTCGTGGGCATGCTGTGCCACGACCACGGCGTGCCGCTGACCACACCGCCGTGCGGGACGCACGCGAACGGCATCTGCGGCCACCGCGACCTGTCGCCGGACCTCAATGGCAACGGCATTGCCGATCCTGCGGAGTGGCTCAAGACCTGCCCTGGCTTCGACGTGTCGGCCTGGCTGGGCCACGGCATCAAGCCGCTATCGCAGCATGTCCTGGAGGCCGTGTGATGGAACCTGTGTCCATGGCTCTGGCGCTGGCCCAGTTCGCGCCCAGCATCCTGCGCTTCTTCGGAGCCGGCCAGGGCTCGGTGGACACGGCGCAGAAGGTCGTGAACATCGCCCAGACCGTGGCCGGCGTGAAGACGCCCGAGGAAGCCCTGCAGGCGCTGCGCGCCAATGCTGAGCTGGCGCAGCAGTTCAACCTGGCGGTGTTGGCCGCTGACAAGGACTTGGAGCAAGCGCATCTGGCCGACCGCCAGGATGCACGCGCGCGGGATGTCGAGTTCATCCGCGCAGGCCGCACCAACACGCGGGCCGATGTGATGGTGGCCGGCGCGGTGCTGGGCCTGATCGCCTGCCTGGCGTGCCTGGTGCTGTTCCGCCAGGGCCTGCCGGGCGAGGCGGTGGGGATCATTTCCACGGTGGCGGGCATCTTCGGCGCCTGCCTGCGCGACGCCTTCCAGTTCGAGTTCGGCTCCTCGCGCAGCTCGCGCGACAAGGACTCGGTGATCAACCAGATGGCCTCGCGCCAGGGGGCCCAACCATGACGGACGAGATCGACCGCGCCAGCGCGCGGGAGCAGGAATGGCTGGCCGACGCGCTGGGCGATCAAGCCCGCCGTGCCGGCCTAGCCGGCAAGACGGCGGCGGATTCGGCCGAATGCTGCGAGGACTGCGGCGTCGATATCCCGGCCGCACGCCGCGCAGCCGTGCCCGGCTGCCTGCGCTGCGTGGCGTGCCAGGCACGCGCGGAAAGGCGCCGGCCATGAATGTACAGATCGAACTGTGGCACCTGGTCAGCCTGATGCTGGCGGTGCTGGGCGGCTACTGGACGCTGGCCAAAGTCGTGGCCGGCCAGGCACAGAAGCACCTGGACGCCCGCTTCACCGCGCAGGACGCGATGCGCCAGGCGAACCACCAGCAGCTGGCGGTGCGGCTGGACGGCATCGAGGCGGCGAACCGCGAGGAGGCCGGGCAGTGGTCGCGCATGGAGCGCGAGCTGCTGATGCTGAAGGCGGAGCTGCCGCTGCAGTACGTGCGGCGCGAGGACTACATCCGCGGCCAGAGCGTGATCGAGGCCAAGCTCGACGCGCTGGGCTCGAAGCTGGAAGCGGCCCACCTGCGGGCACTGAATGGAGGGAGAACCCATGCAACAGATTGACCACGCCAAGGTGCGCCGCGAGGCGTTGCGCTGGCTGATCCTGCTCACGCTGAACAACGCGCGGCCGATGGGCGCGCACGAGGGCCCGGTGCTGTCCGTGGCCCAGGCCGTGTACCCCGACGCGACGCCGCTGGAGCTGCGGCGCGAGATGGACTACCTACACGAGCGCGAGTTGGTGAAGGTGAGCAAGTCTCCCAGCGGTCCCTGGCATGCCGACCTCACGCGCCACGGCGTGGACGTGGCCGAGTACACGGTGGACTGCGAGCCGGGCATTGCCCGGCCGGCGAAGTACTGGTGACGCCATGGGGCGCAAGAGCACCATTGCCCGCCTGCCGGTGGAGGTGAAAGCCTTCATCGAGGGCCACCTGGCCGAGGGCCGGCTGACGCTGGACGAGCTGATCGCGGCGCTGCGCGAGCGCTTCCCCTCGCACGACGGCGCGGGCGAACTGCCCAGCCGCGCGGCGGTGCACCGCTACGGGCAGAAGCTGGAGCGTCGCCTGTCGGCCATCCGCGCCAGCACGGAGGCGGCCAAGATCATTCAGGCGCAGGCTGGCGACGACGAGGACGCGCGCTCCGAAGCCCTGACGGCGCTGGTGCAGACCGAGCTGTTCGAGGCCATCCTCAGCCTGCAGGAGGCGGACGACGAGGACGCCGACCCCGGCGAGCGCGTCGGGCTGCTGAGCAAGGCGGCCAAGGACATTGCCACGCTGACGCGGGCCAGCTACGGCCTCAAGAAGTTCCAGACCGAGGTGCGCCAGCGCGCCGAGACGGCAGCCGTCAACGTGGAAAAAATCGCCAAGAAGGGCGGGCTGTCGGCCGAGTCGGTGGAGCAGCTGCGGCGCGAGATCCTGGGCATTGCCGCATGACTGCTGCCGTCCCGTTTGAGGTGCCCAACACGGCCGCCAGCGCCGTACCCGCCGCGCTGATGGCGTACCAGCAGCGCTGGGTGGCCGACGATTCGCCGCTGAAGGTGATCGAGAAAAGCCGCCGCACGGGCCTGACCTGGGGCGAGGCGGCGGACGATGTGCTGTCGGCCGCGGCGGCGCGCAGCGCGGGCGGGCAGAACGTCTACTACATCGCCTACAACCAGGACATGACGATCGAGTACATCCAGGCCTGCGCGATGTGGGCCCGGGTGTTCAACTACGCCGCGGGCGAGATCGAGGAAGGCTTCTGGGACGGCGACGACGAGGCGGACAAGAACATCAAGACCTTCACGATCCGCTTCCCCGCGTCGGGCTTTCGCATCGTCGCGCTGTCCAGCCGCCCGTCCAACCTGCGCGGACGGCAGGGGATCATCGTGATCGACGAGGCCGCCTTCCACGATAAGCTGGGCGAGCTGCTCAAGGCGGCCCTGGCCATGCTGATCTGGGGAGGCAAGGTGCGCGTGATCAGCACGCACAACGGCACGGACAACGCGTTCAACGAACTGGTGACGGACATCCGCGCCGGCAAGCGCAAGGGCACGGTGCACCGCGTCACCTTCCAGGAGGCGGTGGCCGATGGCCTGTACCGGCGCGTCTGCCTGCGCCTGGGCAAGGATTGGACGGCCGAAGACGAGGCGGCCTGGATGGCCGGCGTGTACGCCTTCTACGGCGACGGCGCGGCGGAGGAGCTGGACTGCATCCCGGCCAACTCGGGCGGCGCCTGGCTGAGCCGGGCGCTGATCGAGTCGCGCATGTCGGCGGACACGCCGGTGCTGCGCTGGGAGTGCAAGCCGGGCTTCGAGGTGCTGGCCGACCACATTCGCGCCGCCGATTGCCGCGACTGGCTGGAGGCGCAGATGGCGCCGCTGCTGCAGACGCTTCCAGCGGAGGCGATCAGCTTTGACGGCGAGGACTTCGGCCGCACGGGCGACCTGTCGGTGCATGTGCCGCTGATCCAGCACCAGAACCTGGTGCGGCGTGTGCCGTTCGCGGTGGAGCTGCGCAACGTGCCGTTCCGCCAGCAGGAGCAGGTGTGCTTCTACCTGCTGGACCGCCTGCCGCGCTTCATGGGCGGCGCCTTCGACGCGCGGGGCAACGGCCAGTTCCTGGCCGAGGTGGCGATGCAGCGCTACGGCGCCAGCCGCATCGAGCAGGTGATGCTGTCCGAAGGCTGGTACCGGGAGCACATGCCGCCGGTGAAGGCGGCGCTGGAGGACGGCACGCTGGACAGCCTGCCCAAGGACGCCGACATCCTGGCCGACCTGCGCGCGGTTCAGGTGGTGCGGGGCGTGCCGCGTGTGCCGGACATCCGCTCCACCGGCGAGGACCAGGGCAAGCGCCACGGCGACGCGGCCGTGGCCGTGGCCCTGGCCTATTACGCCAGCCGCGAGATCAACAAGGGCCCGGTGACGGTGAGCAGCCGCCCACGCCGCGGCGGCCTGGCGGCCACCCTGCAGGGCTATTGAAAGCGAGACCATGAAACCCCAAGGCCTGTACGTCACCCCCACGGACTTCGTGCGCTTTGCCGAGCCGGCGCAGCGCCTGTCCGACCACATCGCTACGCGCGAGCGCAGCCCGGACTTCATGGCGCTGGGCATGCTGCTGCCCAACCCGGACCCGATCCTGAAAAAGCAGCGCAAGGACATCAGCGTCTACACCGAGCTGCGCTCGGACGCCCACGTGGGCGGCTGCATCCGCCGGCGCAAGGCGGCCGTGCAAGCGATGGAATGGCGCGTCGAGCGCGGCAAAGCCAGCGCGCGTAGCGCCAAGCTGGCCCAGGAGGTGCTGGCCGGGCTGGACCTGCAGCGGCTGATCCACGAGATGCTGAACGCGCCGCTGTTCGGCTGGCAGCCGCTGGAGGTGATCTGGACGCCGGCCAGCGCCGGCCCGATCGTGCCGGCCCAGGTACTGGCCAAGCCCGTCAACTGGTTCCACTACGACGACCAGGCGCAGCTGCGCTTCAAGAGCCGCGAGCAGCCGCTGCACGGCGAGCTGGTGGACCCGCGCAAGTTCCTGGTGCCGGCGCAGGAGGCGAGCTACGCCAACCCCTACGGCTTCGCCGACCTGTCCATGTGCTTCTGGCCTACGGTGTTCAAGCGCGGCGGTCTCAAGTTCTGGGTGACCTTCACCGAGAAGTTCGGCACGCCCTGGGTCATCGGCAAGACGCCGCGCGGCACGTCCGGGCCGGATCAGGACAAGCTGCTCGACCAGCTCGAAGCCATGGTGCAGGACGCGGTGGCCGTGATCCCGGATGATGCCAGCGTGGACATCGCCGAGTCTGGCGGCAAGAGCGCCAGCGCAGACCTGTACGAGCGGCTGCTGATGTTCTGCCGCTCCGAGGTGTCGATCGCGCTGCTAGGCCAGAACCAGAGCACCGAGGCCAGCAGCACCCGGGCCAGCGCGCAGGCCGGGCTGGAAGTGACGCAGGACCTGCGCGACGGCGACGCCCGCCTGGTAGAGGCCGCGGTGAACCAGCTGCTGCGCTGGGTGGTGGACCTGAACGAGGGCGAAGCCGCACCGGCGCCCCGCTTCGAGCTGTTCGAGCAGGAGGAGGTGAACGAGGTCCAGGCCAAGCGCGACAAGCTGCTCAACGAGGCCGGTGTGACGTTCACCCCGGCGTACTGGCAGCGGGCTTATGGCCTGGCCGCCAGCGACCTGGCCACGGCGCCAGACGGCCCCGATGCCGGCGTCGGCACCGCCTTTGCCGAGGCGGGCGCGGCCCCGGACCAGGAAGTCCTGGATGCCGCCTTGCGGGCGCTGCCCGACCCGCTGCTGCAGGGTCAGCTGGAGCAGCTGCTGGGCCCGCTGCGCGAGCGGCTGCGCGGCGCCGATCAGGATCCGCAGGCGCTGCTGGGCTGGCTGGCCGAACAGTTCCCGGCGGCCGACGAGGCGGCGCTGCAGGACTACCTGGCGCGGCTGCTGTTCGCCGCCAAGGTCTGGGGGCGCCTGAATGGACAAGACTGATCCGGCCGTCCTTCACGCGCTGTTCGACCAGCCGCCGGCCGAGGCGATCCGCTTTCTGGAGAGCAAGGGCCTGCGCATCACCTTCAACTGGGCCGAGATGCTGGACGAGGCGCACGCCCGGGCCTTCGCCGTCGCCAAGGCCATGCGGCTGGACGTGTTGCGCGACATCCGGGCCGGCGTGCTGGACGCGCTGGCGCAGGGCAAGACGCTGCGCCAGTTCGAGCAGGAGCTGACTCCGCTGCTGCAGGCCAAGGGCTGGTGGGGCAAGCAGATCGTGGTGGACGGTGAGGGCCAGGCTCAGCAGATCCAGCTGGGCAGCCCGCGCCGGCTCAGGACCATCTACCAGACCAACCTGCAAAGCGCCTACATGGCGGGCCGCATGCAGGCGCAGATGGCGGCCGACGCCTTTCCCTACCTGATGTACGTCGCGGTCATGGACGGCCGCACCCGGCCCAGCCATGCCGCGCTGAACGGCCAGGTCTGGCACAAGGACGATCCGGTCTGGGCTTCGATCTACCCGCCCAACGGCTTCAACTGCCGCTGCCGCACCCGGGCGCTCACCGCCGGACAGATGAAACGTGAGGGGCTGAGCGTGTCCGCGCCACCCGACATGGTCACCCGCGAAGTCAGCGCCGGGCAGGATCGGCAGACCGGCGAGCTGTTCACCACGCGGCAAAGCGGCGTGCGCGTCAAGGATGCGCAGGGGCGCCCCGTCACCATGTGGGTGGACCCCGGCTTCAACAGCAGCCCGCTGGCCGGTCACGCCATGGACGAGCTGCTCGCCCAGAAAGCGATCGACGCGCTGGGTGACACGGCTGGCTACGACCTGGTGCGCCAGGTGGTGCGGTCGAACACGCGCCTGAAGGCATGGCGCGCCTTCGTCGACAACACCTTCGACTCCGGCCTCCGTGGCAAGGACGGCCGGCCTGTCATCCAGCGGCAGGGCATGACCGTCGGCATGCTCCCGCTGGAGACGGTACGGCTGCTGGCAGCGCAGGGGCGGACCTATTCGCCCGTGCTGCACCTCGAAGACCGATTGATGGTCGGCAAGAAGGCGCTGCGTCACGGCGGCTCTGGAGACGCGCTGGCCCGGCCGGACTGGCGCGGGCTGCCGGAACAGCTACCCGGCGCCTATCCGTACTGGGACAACGAAACGGGGCGGCTGGTCCTCGTGTACCCGCACGGCGAGTCGGACCGGTCGGTCCAACTGGTGTTCGATGCGAGTGGGGAAGCCGCCAGCGCTTACTTGGCCGAGAACGCTCTGGTCGAAGACAAGGTACGCTCGAAACGCTGGGAGGCCGTGAAGTGATCGCGTTGGCGGCGCACGGGTTCGAACCGGCCATCAAAGCCCACCCCAGGTGGGAACACCGCCAACGGCAGTTAGGTTAACGCATGATCGCCGTCGAAGTCAAAGACCAGGAAGTCCTGGCAGCGTTGGGCAAGCTCATGGCCGGCCTGAAAGACATGCGCCCGGCCATGGCGAATGTCGCCCAGGCCCTGGGCAGCGAGAGCGAGCGGCAGTTCTCGACGCAAAGCGGCCCGCTCGGCCCCTGGCCAGGGCTGGCCGAATCGACGAAGCACGCGCGCGGCCAGCAAGGCACCTGGCCCGGCCGCATGCTGCAGGTCTCGGCCGGCGGCCTGGCGGCCTCCGTACAGACCGCCTTCGGCTCCAGCTTCGCCAGCATTGGCAGCAACAAGCCCTACAGCGCAATCCACCAGTTCGGCGGCATGGCGGGGCGCGGCCACAGCGCCAAGATTCCGGCCCGCCCCTATTTGCCCTTCCACCCCCAGACCAGCGAACTGACCCAAAGCGCCAAGGCCACCGTGCTCGACGTTCTGGACAGCTACTTGTCCCGCATCACCGGCTGA